GAGCAAACTTATCTCCCATATCAAGGACAAGCACGTCAGGTTTATATGCCTTACATATACTCTCTACCCAATTCATATCCTTACTTGTGGCATCTTTGATAGATACATTCTTCTCTACCTTCTTCCACAATTCCTGTGCCTCAGTAGGTTTGTCACGTATCTCGTGCATATCCATCCCTACTGCTGCAGTTAGGTATCTTGCACCAACTCTTACTGCCTTCTCCTCATTACACAACACCACACACCTAGCACCTTGATGTGCAAAGCCTGTAGGGGAAGCGATTAGAGAGGCATGGAAGCTAGTCTTACCTGTGTTAGGTCTAGCACCCACCTCAATCAAGTGACCTGCATTGACACCCTCTAATTGATGTACAAGAGATGGTATATTAAATGACCATCTAGTCTCAAGGTCATTACTCTTGATTAGGTTCTCAATACTAAGGTCTTCCCAATCTATATTTAGGTTAGGAATAAAGTCTTCACCATAGGAATCAAGTATATTTCTAAGGGGTTCAAGTGTGGATTGAGTACCATTGACATAGTTAAAACCAATGTTAGCAATATCCTCACCCACAATTTGTTGAAACAATTTTGAAAGCACTTCCTGTGCAATGTCTTTACCAAGTTCAGTCTCCTTTTTTAGTGTACGAAACGTAGACTCATATGCCTGTTTCTGTGCAGTAGTTAGGCTAGGATTAGATGACATAAACAATGCCTGTATCTCATCAGACGTAACTGTTCTATCATACTGTAACATAGCCTTATCTATAGTTGATTTGATCTTTCTAACTTCCTTACTGAATAATCTGTCAGGACACTTAGCACCCTTGTGATCATCATAGAAATCTTTATTCATCAAAGTTTTAATTAACGATAGTTCCATTTATTAACTCCTTTAGTTTGGTTAAATCATTATCTCTTTTATATTTTAAATCGTCTTCTAACTTTAACACTAAGACTTCGTTAACATAACTCCTAAGTTCTTTCATGATACTGAAAGACTTGTAACTAGCATCAGGGTCTAAAGCAATTATGACTGTTGAGAATTGTTTCAAATGCTCCTTGTGTTGTTGCGATAAAGATGTTCCTAACAAAGCAACCCCAACACACCCCTCACTTTCAAGCACAGAGGCACTCACACAATCCTCAACAACCACTGCAACGTTACCTGTTCCATTTAGGAATGGCACGTTACTATTCCCATATCGTTTCCATTTAGGATTTGTAAACTTGTTGGTTGCTCTTCCAACTGCATCTACCATAACCCCATTGTCTCTTATGGGAAACACTATCCTCTTTTCTTTTACATCAAAGTACAGAGGAATACTATTATAATTTATCCCATACTTATGGGCAAACTCTTTTACTTCATGTCTACCTGTATGATGTACTATGTAGTCAGGTAGATTAAATTTATCTTCATCTTCTTGAACCAAGTTAAAGTGGTTTCTAATATCGGCAACTGATAACTTAGTTCTCTTTGAACCTGACACGTTACATGATGCCTTGTAACAATTCCATAACACCTGACCCATATTGTTTGTGATAGTAAAAGTTTTATGTCCACCACAGTTAGGACAGTTCATTCTCTTTGTCTGTCCATTAGATAGGTCATCTGCTATGTCAGTTATATACATCATCGTGGCACATCCAAAGTGCTTTTAACATAGGTTTCTCTTTTTGTCAAGGCATTTTCTGCAGAGGCATAAGTATTTTTCATGTAAGGCTTCACACTATTAGGTGTTGAATGTCCTGTAACTGACATGATCTGTGCCATAGAGACACCTGCCTCTACCATTTCTGTAGTGCCTGTTCTTCTCAAGTCTGCTATGCGTAATTCTTTTGGTAGTCCACACAAGTCTAGCACTCTTCGTGCTACTTTAGATAGCCTGTGTAGGGTGTAAGGTTGGTATGACTTACGTCTAGTAAACGGATAGGGTGCTACCCATTCTTGAAAACCAAACTCTTCCTTCTGTTGTGTTAACATGGCTAGTAGGTCATCACTTATAGGTAGATGCACCAATGCCCTACGTTTAGACTGCTCTAGGTTTAATACTCCTGTATCAAAGTCTATGCTACTAAACTTTAGCAGTCTCATATCTCCAACTCGTTGACACCATTCATATGCCATCTGAACTATTAGTCCTAAGTTCCTGTATTCAAAGGATAAATAACATTCATCTAAAAAAGTTTTGACCTGCTGCCTTGTCCATGTAACCTTTCTATTGTGTGTTGTCTTACACTTAAATGTTTTGAATGGGTTAGTCTCTGCATACCCCATCTCGTTTGCATATGAATACATCTTCTTAGACACAGAGCATATGTGATTAGCAAATGATACACCTCTATTGAGCCATGTCTCGTATGCTCTACGAGCCTTGACACCTGTAAAGGTAGACACTCTAGATTTCTCTACGTGCCTACCATTAACAGACGTGGACAACATTATATTTAGAAAGTAAACATAATCCTTTTGTGTTTTACTTGCTAGTAGTTTGAAGTCTTGTGACTCTAGGTACTTGTGTTTTAGTTCTAGAATATTCATCTTTGTCCTTTCTTATATCCCATATGTTAAACGTGGGTATAGTCTTATCAGGTATTAAACTTTCATGTTCTCTATCTAATAACTCTGAAAATAATTCGTAGCTTTTATCTTCCATGTTACACCTTCCATGCTATATAAATACATAATGCTATTATCAATAGCTTACCATAGTCAAGGTCAAACTTTGTACCTTCGCCATATTTCTTGTGGTAGTCCACATTAAAAAAGTCTATTATTCTACCCCACATTTTTCTTTCCTTTCTTTATAACTTTGTAATCTCTCCACCTATCTGCGTAACTATGCTCACACTTAGGCAGTTCTAAGTTAAATATATCTGCTAATATATATTCTAAACTAGGTAATTCAGTTATTGTATGATACTCTAAAGGCATAGAGTCATTAACATTATTAACTATCTCTCTCAAGTTATTAACTTGTTTTAGTAGTCTCTCTTCTTGTGCCTCTGTAATTTTAATTGTCTTACTCATGTTCTCCTCCTATATCGTTATCGTCATACTTAATTCTCTTGCCTTTGTAATACATATATCTACTTCTGCTTGGTGTGTGATAGCCTTTCTTTATAAAGAATGTAGGCTTTCTCTTTGCAGTTTCAAACGTAGCTACAGTTAAAGCAATAGCACCTATTAGAAATACGTGAGCAGTAGCAGTTATACCAAACATCCACATACTACTAAAGTACATAGAGAATACTATGCACCACATCCATGCTAACACTTGCATAACCATATGCCTAGTGTTCAAGTCAGGTATGTGTCGCAATGGATTACGTTCATGATTCATTACAGATTGCCATGTATCATATACTACCTTAGTCATTATAGATTCTCCCATATATCTGTTATCGCTACAAAGAAACCATAGGCATACACCAATACAATAACTGTCTTCAACACCTTATTCATTTGGTCATCTGCCATGTACACCCAATCGTGATACTTTCTAGGTGTAGTCGTACCATATGCTTTCAATCCTAAGTAGTCAAAGTTCCAAGCATCTCGCCTTGTATCTTTCTTCTTAGTCATAGTTCTCCCTTTCTAAAACAACTAAACCTAAAACTCTATCTAATTGTTTAACATCTTCTTTGTTACCCTTGCTTACTAAATCTGCAATCATGTTTTGTAAAACATCTACAGTTATATCTAGAAACAATTTATCATATCCACGTTTAATTTTCATTGTGAAGTCTCCTTTGCATCAGGACTTATAAATAAGAATCCACCATAGTTACCCTCTTCATCTGCAGATACTTCAATCGTAACAGGTGCATAGTTAGGTGCTTTCAATAAGAATTTAGGGAAGCCATCTTCTCCTTCTCCTAAGTATTTGTTTATAGAAAAGCCTTCTAGTTGTTTGTAATATTCATTCATGTCCATTGTATTATCTCCTTTATTCAAATGTTTTTTCTATCCATACTATTTTACCATCAATCATATCTATTATTTGTTTGGCATCATAAGCCATCATATAGATATAAAAAGTTCCATGTTCTTCTTTACCTCTTGGGTGTTCCATCTCTACATAATATCTATTCATCATACCATCTCCTTATTGTTGTTATACATTTCATGCCACTCATCTGACTGTATACCCTTGAGTATATGTGCAATCACATCTACTGTCCAACCATTACCAATCATCTTGTATCGTTGTGTCTTTGATACACCCTCTGTGTAATTATCAGGTAGTGTTTGTAATCTCTCACACTCAATAGGTGTTAGCTTTCTCCATGTCATACCTTCTACCACAACATTATCTTTTTGTACAGTAGTAAGACAATTAGTTTTATCGTCATCACGTATCTCTACTTGTGGTGTTAGTGGTAAATCCATTTGGTAATCTTTACGTACACCTTCTGCATCTAGTCTACGATTAACAATGCGACCACCCTTGGCAGAATATGTAGCTACCTTTGGTTCTCTATTACCACCTTGCATGGTCAATAGTGTAGGTGCTTTACCATTCATGTGATACACTTGCTTTGTTGCTCTGTAATTGTAGTGTGCATACTCTTCTGCATCTCCTACAGGTATCAGTCTATCAACAAGTGTCATACCATTATTACCTGCTCCCTTGTACATTGTAGCAGTAGCACACAGAGACTTTTGGTATGGGTGTTTGTGGTGTCTAGCATTACGTTCATTGATAGGTACAGGTGGTTCTCCATGATCCTCTTGTAGTATATCTCGTAACACTAAACCTAAATCTTCCATAGGTGGTATTGGTATCTGCATATACTTACCACTACATAGTGGGTCATTCATCTTCTTACCAAACCAATAGTTTCTCCATCTGTTCTGTGCAGATTTAACACTAGAGTTAAGTAACTGTGGGGGAAATCCCATATGCTCTGTGATTACATCTTCAAACTCTTTCTTCATTCTAACATTCTCAAGTAGCACGTACTCAGGTTTTAAGTCATTCATAACATTTATAAACTCAAAGAATAACTTGGAACGTGGGTCATCAAATGCCAACTGATCTCCTGCAAAAGAAAATCCCTGACAAGGTGAGCCACCTAGAAGTAGAGTTATAGGTTCAGAGTTGTATGGGGTACGTGTAGCATACCAATCTTTTAACTTTGTAACATCTCCTAACTGTATTGTATTAGGAAAATTCTTTTGTGTTATCTCCATAGCATACTTGTCTATCTCACAAGCATAGTATCTATGGACAGGTATGTTAGCACGTTGTAAGGCTAACTGCCCACAACTCATGCCATCAAATAAACTTAGTACATTCATAATGTTATCTCCTATATATAAACTTTTGGGTTAAGGTTTTCTGTTGATTCCATATATATTGTACCTATGAAATCCTTGTTAACATAATCCCACTCTTTAGGTTTGTATTGATTATCACTGCAACCTTGTTGCTTAAAGTAATTATCTGTATAGGGATTATATTTTATTCTCCAATAATGTGGAAACTCTATCATTGAATCTTGATCACTAGCAAGATAGCCTACTGCAAAGGCATGAACATTTTTCTTGCCCTCTTTTCTTACTCTATCTTGACCACTTTTTCTGACTACAAATTTAGCAATCTCTAAGACTACCTTATCTTTATGATCAATAACTAAACCACTCTTGCAATCTTGTACACTCCAAGTTTTTTTGTGTAGATTCCAATAAACTCTAACCTTTTGCATATCTAATACTCCCACTCCCACCTTTTTACACCATAAGATTCAACCTCAAAGTTTTTATATCTTTTATTACTTTGTAGTTCATGCTCGGATGCATCTACTAAAGATGGTATATTCAAGTAAATTCTTTTACCATATTCGTTTGGATCGTCTTCAAAGGACACATAATCCCACACATTTATTATCCCATTGTGTGTTAGGTTTGGTATTTTTCTCTTATATTTTCTAGTCATATTATACTCCTATGTAGCATGAAAAGAATACTGCAAGTATTCCACTCACAATTAAAATTACTATTGTGTCGTTGTTGTTTGGTAACATAGTTATACTCCCATTTTTATTTAGTGTCAATATAAACTCTCATGTGTGTAGAGTCTTCCATGTTTGCACCATGATATGCCCTACCTTGTCCATACAATTCCTTCTTGAGATGTTGCCCTTTCACTCTTATGTTGTATGATTCTCTGTTAAGATACTTCCTACAGTTCTTGACAAACTCCTTGCCTTCTGCATCTTGTGGTACTTCACTAAAGGTATAGTAGTGTCCTTTGAGTGCTACTACATTGTACAATTTCTTATGTAAACTTTCTATAATATCGTCTTTAGTATTACATCTTTCTTGTAGATTTGCTATGTCTGTAGTCAATCCTAGTATTTTATTCTCTTGTTCTTCAACAGTATTAACCAAGTCTTTAGTCGTACCCATATG